CCGATAGGACTAGCCGACCCGAAAGGGCCAATTGCCGCCCGGTCTGCCGCCATATTGCCAAGGAATCCCCCGGCAAGTTGCCCAGCACCGATTGCCCCGCTGCGACCTCCAACCATACCGCCTAGCATACTGGCTCCAGTCCCGATAGCGCGCTCACCTAGGAATCCGAGAGGGTCACGAGAGTTTGCCAGCCCGTACGCAGTGTTTGCAAGGAACCCACCGACCCCGGGTACTAGCCCTAGCAATGCGGAAATCGGATCTTGAGTTCTACTAAAATTCACTGCACTGTTAAAAATACCTCCAAGCACTGGAACGAATCCTGCAAGGGCTTGCAATGCTTTTCCATAGCTGCTGTCAAAAAAACTTTTTTCCGGCTGCGTTCCTTGCAGACCTACTGACTGCGCAGCGGGAGCCATGTTGTAACCTGACGCTGCGCCCATCGGATTTGCTTGCAGTCCCTGGTAACCTATCGACTGCAATCCTGGTTCATTAGCTTTACCTAGACTCGCCATACCCTGCAAAGCATTTCCATTGAATCCATAATCCGCAGCTCCCCCGTAGTTCGCCCCGTAGCTACCAAGATTGCCAACATTCGCCGCAAAATCTGATGGTGCTTGTAAGCCAACTTGACTGCTTGTGTTAAGATTTACTCCAGTATCTGCAAAGGAAGGAGCGGTGAGTCCTAGCTGAGCAAAATCACGGCCAGTCATCCCAAATCCAAAATTGCCATAACTTAATCCTTGGGCTGGATTGCCCTCCGGCGCTGCGTTTTCGCCATAACTACCAAAGCCATCACTATCATATGCCATAGTCAGTCCTAAGTTGCAGCAGTCTGCGCTGTCAGCAAACCATTAGTAAAAGTCATACTGCCATTTGCGCCGAGTGCGGTTAGCTTGGCAGTCACGATTACAGCAGTAACTCCAGTCGGCGTCAGTGTACCACCAAGTGTTAAGTTACCGGCGCCTGTAACAGTTCCAGTAAGCGTCAAACCTGACACTGTTCCTGTTCCACTGACACTGGTTACTGTCCCAGTGCCTTTATTATTAAACGTAGTCCAGTCAGCTGACGTAAGATAACCATTTACGCTGCTAGTTGCAGCTGCCATACTAATAGCTGGTGTTGCACCACCGCTACTAGCAACAGGCGCTGACCCTGTTACAGACGTAACAGTTCCACTACCCTTCGCATTAAACGTAGTCCAATCCGCCGCACTCAACGCACCACGATTAGTCGCCGAAGCAGTTGGGACGTTTAGTGTAATAACTGCATTAGTCGTTGGATTTGCGACAGTAGAACTTAAGTTAGTCCCCGATGTTCCGAGAGTTAAAGCAGCTACACTCGAAACCGACCCCGCACCGCCTGAACCTAAATTCTGCGACAGGTCTAAAAACCAGCGAAGCCAGACTGGATTAAACGCAGCCTTGCCGGAGACCTCATCAACGGTCACGGGCAAAGCCCATGTCGGCGGCGGCTGAAATACGCTAGTTGCCATCAGAGAGTTCCTATATCCAGTTGCAACTCAATCGCTTGCAAGCGCATACGAGTGTTAGACTGGTGGCGGATCTGTGTAGTCCTCCGCATGAAGGTGCCGCAGTTGGCTAAGATAGGCTTGCGTACTCCCATGTCGACTAAGCGAAAACTAGACCACTTGCTATCTTCGTAATCAGAATCATTCACACGAACTTGCAAAGTACTCCCTACTGTCTGGTCGCCGATGAATTCCATCATAGTCATCTGCTTCCGCCGCCGCATACCTCCGTCAAAGTTAGGCGTGTACAAATCGACTGTAATGACTGCGCCAGCATCGGAAGTGTAGTCAGAATCAAACAAATACAACTTACCATTAGTCTCATGCTGCAATATACGACCAGTCCCGGCAAGATAAGTAGATGAAACAATCTTAAAATAATCTCCATTTTCATCTGTCCATTGTGCCCACATTTTATCAGTCAGATCATAGACTAACGTAATGTTGTCATTTTTCAGTGTGATGCCATAAAATCTATGCCCATCGTACTTAATGCCAAAGGATGCTACGGTGGTAAAATCGGCCGCTCCAAGTATCCGCTCAATCGGCTTGGTTGATACAATTGTTGGTTTGAGGTTATCAACTAAAATCACCTGCGCCGCGGAAGAACGATTTGTAGCAATCCAGAGCAGCGTTCCATCAATCTCCTGCACTGAATCCGCACTCACGCAACCGTAGTTTATCTTAGCTCCTTGCACCGGGCCAAGGGGAGACGCCGTAGTATTCTGTGCATCGTAGAAAACTTCAGTTGACCATGATTTCAATGCCAGCACATAGACAAGTTGCTTAGCCAAGAACACGCCTTCATCGGGTTCAATCTGCGCACCAAGAAGATTTGTCAGATCTGTCCATAGGGTAGGATCGTTTAAAGCGTCGCATCCGTGAATGTATGAGGTTGTGTCTAGCACATAAGTCGTACCGTCTAGATAAACAAATCCCTTAACTGCAAGCGCCCCTGCAGTCGTGTAAGTATTCCCCGGAAAGTTGGCACCCGCAATCTGGGTAAGTGTAGTATCGTCCCAGTTATACGAAGCTGCCGCATTGCCAAGTTGCAACCGGGGGGTAGCGCCAAGACTGGAAGCAAATCTGTATACTCCACCTGTCGCATCTACTGTACCAATCAAAGTTGTGTTTTTGTAAAGATTAGCGCCAAAGATAGAGTATATGTCGTTATTCCAGTTATACACACCGTATCCGTTACCAACTCTAGTCGGATATGTTTGTAGCAACCCCGGACGCTTAAAAATCCAATGCTCATCAGTCTTGTCATTCTTCTCCACATACCCATTGACCAGGCGTGCATCTTTAAAAGGCGTGTGATCCCGATTCGCTGCCTCCAGCACCAGCGGCAAACGCTTTGGAATCGCAACTGTTTCAGCTTGTGCCATTTAACGAAACTTTCCTGTAGAGTACTGATTACGAGAGTCCGGGCTAAACCGAGTCGGTGCGTCTTCCACATCCCAGTCTTCCAGCATCGTCCGATAGCTGATAGCTCGCTGCTGGCAACGATCCATGATTGACTGCGGTTGGCCAGTTGCCAGTTCATCAGCAAGTCCCCACCGCAGCGCAATTCGCCACTCGATTGGGAAGTTCATAGTCTCGATCACCGAGATGAAATTTGTAACTTGTGTTTGCAGCAGCAAGTGTGCAGTGCCTGTTGCAGCTGTCGCGTCAGGGATCAGCCAGAAAAAGACACTTAACTCTTCCTGCTTTTTATTAACAAAGTAAGAGTTGATCTGGCCAGTTGTATTAACCTGGCTTAGGCGAATGTAATCGTTCCAGCTTAACGGAATCAACGGGCGGCGAATCCCGTTGGAGTCCATATAATAAGCATCAATCGCTCGAGGCGGCTTGGGCATAATAACTGTGCCAGTTGGACTGAACGTATACGTCCCCGTCCCTGCAACCAGGGGGACAGTTGTATCTACGTTCAGCCAAAGCTTCAGTCCTTGCGTCTGCCACAGATTTATAATATCTGTAAGCTTCCGCATCCCTGTTACGATCTGCTCAGAGTTGGGAGACTGCCCTTCCTGCGTTAATCCCGCATCAAAGTATGCATCGCTGATGATAGCAATTGGAGTGTTAGGATTTGGCGCAGTCATGGCAGATTAACCCCGGCCTTGAATTACTTGGAAGTCGACAGTACCACTTGTCCAGGCGGAGACGTTAATTCGCACCGCAGTTACTACGTGATCTAAGCCGTAAGAACTACTGATGGTATTTCCGGTCGGCGAAGTCAGCGGCAAAACGCGCAGAGTCTGCATCCAGCCCACTCCGTTACCGGCACTAAGTCCCGAGTTTGCAATTGCAACTGTTACGTTATTAGCATCAACAACAGAAGCTACATTAAACTCAGCATCTAGATTAGCTCCACCATTGCCCCAAAGTTTAACCCAGTCACCTACACGCAATCCATGTGCAGTTTTTGTAATGGTCAACGTAGTTGTAGTCCGTGACAACGTAAATTGTTGCGTAAGATTCATTGGGTCTTGCGCGTTGTCAAGACTGTACTCAATAGAATAAGTAAGCACGGCGCTGCTTGAAAGTATTGCACTTACGTTACAGTTAAAACTAGTCTGTAACCGATTGATCGGAACCCAGGGAGCGTAACCGGCCGCTGAAAGTCGCTGTGTAATGGGATACATAAATTCTCCTAACGGGGGT